AGAGGAAGCCATCCACCACCGCGATGTGTTCGCAGAACTCGCCAACAAAGACCCCATCGAACGGCCCGAGCGCCGCCAGCTCATCCAGCAGCGTCTCGTGGGCCGTGTGGGTCACGTAGCTGTAGACCGCGCCCTGCACGAACGTGCAGCGGTCGGCCACGCCGAGCGCCGTTGCCGTCTCGCGGGCCACGGCGATGTTGGCGGCGCTGTAATCGACGCCCACCACGCGCCGCGACGGGTCGGCCTGCGCCAGTGCCAGTGCGAACGCGCCGTTGCCACAGGCGACGTCCAGCACGCGGGTGCAGCCCTGCAGCTGCTCTACCACGCTGCGAATGCGCGGGCTGTGCTGCATCTCGACCAGCGGCGGCAGCGCGTGCGCCCCGTAGTCGTCGGCGCTCTGGTCCTTGCCGTCGATGACATACTGGCACCACTCGGCGGTCGCGGTGTCGCCCAGTTCACGCGCGAGCACCTGCGCGGCGCAGTGGTCGTCCTCGTGCAGCAGCTGCTGCAGCAGGGCCTGCGGCTCGCGCGCCCGACGGTCGGCCATCTGACCGACCGCCATGTGCTCCCAGTCCTGCGCCACCTGGTCGAACGTGTAGCCCTGCACATGCACGAGTCCGTCGCGCACATGGCGCGAGACGTCGCTGCCTGTCAGAATGCCCAGCACCGCCTTCACACTTTGCGCTTGATACTCGGCGCTGTCGGCGTCGCCCTTGATGAGCGTGCCAAACGGCACCGTCTCCGGCAGCGCACCCTTGTAGCTGCCGACAAACGGCGTGCCACAGGCCTGCGCCTCGATGGCGGCCACACAGGATGTCTCGGCAAAGTCAGCCACGCCGGGATACCACATGACCGCCGCGCCTGCGATGGCCCGGTAGAGGTCGGGCTTGCCGAGTTCGCCCAGCCAGGTAATGCCGCCGACCTGCGCATTCACGGCGGCGACCTGCTCGTCGTAGGCGGCACAGACCCGGCCCCAGCCGTGCGCGTCATACATGGAGTTGTAGCGGCACAGGTGCAGCTCGGCGTCGGGCACCAGCTGCCGCACGGACGGCCACATCGCCAGCAGGGGCCGCAACCCGCGCTCAGGCCGCGTGATGTGAATCACGCGCTTCGGGTGCCGCTCGACGTCGGTCGGCACATACTGCGGGTCGAAGCCGTTCTTGCAGACCCACCCGATGGAAGCCAGCTCAGGCGCGACGCCTTCCCACTGCTTGCGGTGGTAGTGGCTGACGTAGGCCACCACGTCATAGGCCCACCCAAACGCCATCGTCTGCGTCTTGTAGCCCTCGTCGCTCAGCAGGTCCTGATTCCACAACACGCGGACAGTCGCCGGGATGCGCTGGTTGAAGATGTGCGGCATGCGGAGCGCGACGAACACGTCCCAGTGGCAGAACCGCGAGAGCGCGTCAAGGTCGGCGGTGCGGTGCCACGCCACGCCCCATGCGTCCTTGCTCGGCGCGTCCGGGTGCAGCTGCGTGGTGAAGATGTGAACGCGGTGCCCTCGCGCCTGCAGCGCCCGCGCCAGCCCGAGACAGGCCGACTCGGAGCCGCCCAGCGACGCCGTGCCAGCGATGACGGCAGGCGTGAACTCGACGCTGTCGATGTGAAACGCCCAGGTCATTGGACTACGCATCGGCGGTCTCCCGCTTGGCGGCCTTCTTGGTCGATGCGGCCTGCAGCTGGTCGAGTTGCGGCTGCACCGTCAGGCGCAGATAGTCCTGCCAGCGCCGCAGGGAGGCGGGCCGGATGTCTTGCGGGTGTCGCACACGGCAGATTTCTTCGATGATGGGGTCCATGCTGTGTCCTCTCCTTGACGCCGCGCGGCTCAAGCGCGGATGGAAAATGCGTCCGGGGCCGACGCAAGGCCGACCCCGGAACGCTCAGTGTCAGACGCGCAGACGGGCCATGGCGTTGGCGTGATGCACCTCGATGGTGTATTCACCCGTCAGCAGGCCCTTCTTGTTGTCGCCGGTCTTGCCCATCTCCTCATAGGAGAACGAGCGGCCCTGCAGCGGCACGACCTTGACGCGCTCGCGCGGGATGAGCAGCAGTTCGTTGGCGGCCAGCACGCGCGAGAGGATGACCTGGGCGCGGCCCAGCGGTCCCTCGTAGGTGCGGATGACGCGCTTGAACTGCTCGCTCTGGTTGCTGTCCTCGACCTTCGTGTCGTTCAGGTTCGAGATGTCGCGGAAGAACGAGCTGCCCGCGACGATGGCCCACGTCTCCGTGTCGGGGCTGCCGCCCTGGGAGTAAATCTGCTCCCAGACGTTCCCGATGTAGAGGTGCGGGTTGGCCGAGAAGCTGGAGGCCACGACCGTGCTGTTGATGGTCGTGATCCAGTTGCGCAGGCCCTGCATGGTGCGGGTCTGGCTGGCCGAGCCGAGCGAGTTGGTGCTGTTCAGCACGCCGCGCACGACTTCCTTCTCGAGCTGGTGGAGCATGTCCACCACGCCCTTCGCCACGGCAGCGTCGTAGCTGTCGTTGCCGTAGAGGTTGAGCGACATCTCGGTGCCCGAGGCTGCCACCGGCATGTGGAACAAGCCAAGCGTGTTGGCCTTGCGCACGCCGAGCCGCCGGGTGTGGCGTCCGTCGTGGTCGTCACCCTCGATGCCCGCCATGGCGCGCACGTAGAGCTGCCCGCCCGCCGCCAGCGAGCCCACCGCGCCGCCGCCGTAGGCACGGCTGGCCACGATGCTGTTCGGCCCGACAATCGACGTGACCTGCATGATTTCGGTCTGCGTCTCGTTCTCGAGGATGGTGCCGACCGTCAGCGCTTCGCCGAGGCCGTTCACCTGGAACGCCGTGGCGGCGGTGGCCGAGTTGATCGCGGTCGAAGCCACGATGTAGTTCGGCAGCATGAAGTCCTCGACGAACTCATGCTTGGTCGAGGTGGCGAAGACGTCGCTGTCGCCGAGGAAGTTCAGCAGCGCGGTCTCCTTGGGAGACAGGGTCGCAATCAGCCGCGACACGTCCTCCTGGACCAGAGACGCCGTGAACAGGTCGTTGGAACTCAGCCCGGTAAAGGCCATGGTCTACACTCCGTGTGGAAATGTCACCGCGTGCCTGTCGCGCGCAGGCGCACATTGCGCACTGCCGCCGTCAGGTTCCGCAGGGACGGGTCTGCCGCCAGCCGCTCCACTGCCTCATCGGCAGGGCTCGGTGCGGCCACCGAACGCCCAATCGACGCACCGCCCTGCGCACGGCCAGACTGACTCTGCCCGCCGCGCAGGTGGTGAGGATGGGACGCCAGATACTCACGCACTAGCCCCTCGATGCTGACCGGCTTGCCGTCCTTGTCGAGCTTGGGCGCGTTGCCCTCGCCCTTCACGAACGGCTCGAGGTGCTCATCGAGGTCAAGGTCCGCTCCGAGGAGCTTTTGCAGCTCAGGCAGGCTTTCCTCACGCGCACCGGCAGCGACGGCGGCGGCGCGAATCTCGGCCCCGAGCATTCCCCGCAACCGGGCATCACGACGCCCGATCTCGGTCTCTTTGGACTTCAGCGTCTGTTCTCGCTGGTCCAGTTCTCGCTGGAAGCGTTCCTCGCGCAGGCGAGCCGCTTCCTCAAAGTTCTTGTCGCGCGTGGCGATTTCCTCGCGCAGGAGGTTCGCGTCGGCCTGCGCCTGCAGCAGGCGCTCACGCTCTGCCGGGTCGATGGCGCGGCTCGACATCTCGCGCTCGACCTTCTGCGCGCCACGTTTGAAAGCCTCGTTGATGGCCTTGTTCACGAAAGCCTGCACGGGCTCGGGCAGCGTGCCGATGTTGCCCTGCTCATCCACTTCAATCACGATTGGGTCAGCCATAGTCCTCTCATCTCCACGGTAGGGTTACTGCGACCGTTTACGCAGGCGCTCGTCAAGGCGCTCGTCAAGACGCTCCACCAGGGCATCTGCGTCTGCTTCAGACAACGAGAAAAACTCTCGCTTCACTTGCGACCGACCAGCGCCTGTGACGTTGTGGAACGCAGCCTTTTCGGCTGGAGGAATAGCTCGTGACCGCTGCAGCATTGTCAATCGACGACCTGAGCCCTTGCGCCGTCCCATTAAAAAGTCAACCGCACGGTGCGGCCCTCTGCGATTACCTGAATACCGCGAAGCATTTCACCTGACAGCTCAAGTGATGTGCGCGCACGGCGAAGGCCCTGCTTCGAGCGCTGCTGCAGATAACTTTGGCTCAGCGGCTGAAATGCGTTTCCTTTGAAGTCTTTTCCAAGAGCGGTGCGCGCAAGAATCCGTTCTCGCGCCAGCAGGCCAAGGTCTTTCATGTCTGCTGTCGTCGTGCGCACATTGCTGGCCAAGTCGCCCACGCGATTGCGTACGAGCACGCCCATTATGCCGCCCTCCGTGCCCGGTCGGCGCGCCGTGCCTGCGCCCGCTGCGCTCGGGCCATGTCCAGTTCCTCTGTGAAGCCCGGCGCCCGCTGGCCCGTGCCCACCAGGTCGCGCAGCTCCCGCGACGATACCGCGAGGAAGCTGTGCCGACAGTTGTAGCCACCGCCGGTGAGGAACGGATTTGGCAGCTGGCCGTTGTCCATCGCTTCAATCTCCGCGCGGGTGTAGACCTTGCCGACGCGCTCAAGGCACCAGTCGCGGGTCTTGCCGTCCACAGGCCCCGTATAGAGGAACGCCTGATCGTCTGGGAGGCGCTCTGAGCCGATGGCCTCGACCTGCCGCCCGTAGATGCTCACCTGCGTGTCGAACAGCGTCTGCGCCTCCGCAAGGCTCTTGTCGAGCCCCTGCGCCAGCGTCTCAATCATCGTCTCGGCAGGCGTCACGCTAAACGACCAGAAGCTGACCGCGCGGGTCAGCGCCGTCGCCGCATCCTCGGCCACGCCGAGCAGATTGGCCTCGCCGAGCGCGGCCAGTGCGGCCAGCCGCTGCGCATTGGGGCGCACCAGCTTCGCAACCCCCTGCGCGAGCCGCGATTCCATGACCTGCGCGCTCATAGCCTCGACCGCCTCGATGCTGGCCTCGCGCACGAGGTCGTCGAAGCCTGCCGTCGTCAGGGCCTCTCGAATCTGCGCGCGGAGCGCCACGCCGCGGGCCGCCCGGACGGTCGCCGTGCGGTCCCCGGCCAGCGCCTCTTCCAGCACCGGACGCAGCCGCCGCTCGGCCACGCGCAGCACGCGCGCCAGCTCGGCGGCGAACCGTGCGCCTCGCCGCTCGGCAGTCTGTGCGATGGCGGCTCCGGCCTCACTGGGCGTCGTTGCCATTGTCCTCGTCGGTCATGTCGTCGTCGGTGTCGTCCTCGTCGTCGGCCTCTTCGGCGGCGACGTTCTGCGCGAGCCGCTGCGTCAGCGCCTCGATGGACGCTACTCGCCGGTCCTGCAGCGTCTGCGTCGGGCTGGCGGAGATGTCGGCGTCGATGGCGTCCATGACCGCCTCGTCGGTGTCTGGCAGCACGAGCCGCGCGGCCCGCTTGCGGATTTCCCCGCTGGCCGTCGGCCCAAGCTCCAGCGCCAGCGCCTCAGCGAACTGCTTGGTCACTTCGGTCAGGTCTGGCGCGTCGAACGTGTCAGGCCAGCGGATGGTGAGCTGGTCGCGGTCGCGCCACCGCTCGGCGGCGTCCTGTCCGTAGTAGGCCCGATACACCAGGTCAGTCACGAAGTGGTCCACGCGCTGCAGTTCGTCGGCGTAGGACGCCAGCACCGCGTCGAGGTCCTGCCGCTTCACCTTGCGCGACTCGGCAGACTCGGCGGCGCGTCCATCGCCCTCCCACGGCAGCACCGCCAGCCGATAGATGATGCGGGTCAGCCGGTCCATGTGCTCGTGATACGAGGTCACGTTTGCGTTGTCCGGTGACAGCATCTGCGCGCTGTTCGTCGTGAACAGCACGTTGCCCGTGCCGCTCTGCTGGCCGATGAGCTGCTGTTCCCGCTGCACCCCGCCCGGGGCATCGCCGATGGGCACGTTGAGAATCGTAAACGTCTGCTTGCGCAGCAGCTCGCGCACCTCGCTGATGCAATTGTAGAGGTCGATGTAGAGCTGCGGGTCGCCGAGCACCGAGCGCCCGATAAACGGCGTCAGGGCGCGGCGCTTGGCATACAGGACAAACGCCGGGACCACGCCGAAGTCGTGCGTGCCCTGGCTGATGACCTTGCCGTTGCGGGTGCGCAGAATCCAGCCCTCGGCATTGACCTCGCGGACGCGAATCTCGATGCTGCTGGCCGTCAGGGTCTTCTGGTAGCTCTCGCGCGGCACCGCCTCGAGGAACTTGACCGACCGCAGTGCGCCCTGCTCATCGACCAGCCAGTCGGGCACGTCGATGGGCGTATACCAGCGCACGACCGCGCGGCGCGGGTCGTCCGGCAGCACATCCACGTAGCCCCACAGGTGCCCGAACGCCGCGCACGGCCCCCACGCTTCCTGCAGCAGGTCGTCCCACGTGTTGCCGAGCCCGTCGGCGTCGCGCCAGAACTGCATCAGCGGGCTGCTCATGTCGAGCTGGCCGGCGCCGGAGGTCCGCTCGGGCTTCATGCGGAACAGCAGGCCCTGCAGCTGCTCAATCAGCGTGGCGGCGATGTTCTCGTAACGCGCCAGCTTCCGGCGCTCGGTCAGCTTGGGCGACGCCTGTTTGGGGCTCGGATTGACCTCGTAGCGCAGCACGTTCCCATTGCCGTCGTAGATGGGGATGCTGTGATCCAGCCACTCGCGGGGGTGCGCGATGAGATAAGGCCTGCTGTCGTCGATGAAGCCCCCGCCGCCCTCGAACACATCCAGCAGCTTGGTCCAGATGTCCCGGTAGCGCAGATAGAGCGGGTGCGTAACTCCCAGCACACTCGACGGCGTGCCGGTAGGCGTAGACGCAGGAATAGCCACGCTCGAAGTTTGCGTGTTCGCTTACATGGTGTCAATCGAATAGCCCCACATCTGGGGCTACGGCTTCCGAAGCAGGGTGATGTGCACCTCGTAGCCGAGGCCGTCGGCGAACCGGACGAAGGTATCCACGCTCGTGTTCTCGCCGTTGGCGATGCGTTGCAGCGTGCTCTCCCCGACGCCCGACCGCTTCGCGGCCTCCTGCAGGCTCCACCGGTTCGCGGCCAGCACCAGCCGCAGATGCCGACGCAGTTCCCCCCGCATGCGCTCCACTGCGGTCATGTCATCCCCCTGTCACCACTTCACCTTGTTGGACCAGTAGGCCGCCGACATCGGCCCCTTGGCGATGTTGTCGGCGTGGCGGGCCCGGAAGGCTATCCGACGCTCACGATTGGCCTCCGACTCGCCCTCCCGATGCGGCGAGCCCTTGACGCCCTGCTGGCCGAACCGGATCGTCTTCACTTCGTCGCCCTGCTTCGCCACCACGACGTGCGATTTCGTCGGGTGATTCGGGGTGCGCTTCGGCTGGTTGTAGCCCTCGACGCCCGCCGCCTCCAGTCTCGGGTCACGCTTCTTTGCCATCGTCTGTCCTCCGTGGAAACCCTCGCACCTTGTCGGCCTTGGTCTGCTCGTAGGCCCACAGGCCGAACTGCCAGACCGCAATCGCCCCGGCCAGCAGCCCGAGTAGGTAGGCCGCCCACCCCGGCACCGGCACCGTCACCACCAGCGCCCACAGCAACACGAACCACGCCAGCGCCACACACAGCCGTTCCATGTCGCCCTCCTACAGCCAGCCCACGGTCGCCATGCCCACCCCGCCCCGCTGCACGAGCGGCCATTCCTGCGCGACGGCATAGCCGAAGGCGTCCGAGATGTGCGTCAGCAGCGGGTTGCGCTTCTTGTCAAGGTCGCCGTTGTCGGCAAACACGACCTGCTCGAGGTCGGCAATCAGATGCTCACACGCCGGGTCCACCACCAGGTGCGACTTGCCGTCCATCGTCTGGCACCGGGCATTCACCGCCGCCACCCGGTCGCGGACGTGCGGGTTGGCTTTCGGAATATACCACTGCGCGTGCGGGAAGACCTCCCGTAACACGGCATGGTCCGCAGGGCCGGTGGTCTTGGCGGCTTGGCCGCTGGCGTCGCCGTAGATGCGCAGCTGGCCCGTCCATCCCGCCGACTGCAGCAGCTCCTTGGCGCGCAGGGCTGCCGCACGGGTCGCCTCGCCCCCGGCATGGGCAATCCAGATTTCGCGCCAGACGTGGCACTCATCGCCGATGCGCTGGAAGATGACGCCCGTCGATGGCTGCACGTTGAAGTCAAACGCCAACCCGACCCACGGGCCTGGCTGCAGGTGAACGGCGCGGCGGTGCTGCTGACGGTCGAAGGCGTAGTAGGCCCGTCCCGCGACGGCCTCGAAGCTCGCCTCCCACTCCTGACGAAAGGTGCGCGGGTCGGTCGTCTGCCGCGCTTCCTCGATTTCCTGCGGGTCCAGCGTCGGGTTGTCGATGCTCTTGAACTGCCACGAGGCCCACGAGCGCCAGCGGTCGTCGGTGGACTGGCCGCGCTCGAACAGGGCGTGGAAGTGGTTGAACGATTTCGGGGTGCCGATAAACAGCGCCGGGGCGCGATAGTCGGCCAGCGCGGGACGAATGGCGCGTTCCCATGCGTCGGGTTTCATGTCGGCGAACTCATCGAGCACGGCAAACCGCAGGCCGCGTCCCACCAGGTCGTCGGGGTTGTCGGCCCCGTGCAGGCGCAGCTCGGCTCCGTTGCGCAGGCGAATGGACAGCTCGGACTCGTTGCATTTCTCCACCCATGACGGGTGCAGCGACTCCTTGAGGTCGTCCCACATGATGTCCTTGGCCGCTTTCAGAGTCGGCGCGACATACCAGTAACGGCCTTTCCCGCCGCGCAGGGCGCGGGTGTTGAGCTCGACGCGCGCCAGATAGGTCTTGCCGATACGGCGACCCGCGCAGACCACGCGGAAGCGCTTCCGACTGCGGAAAACTTCGGCTTGCTTGGCGTGTAGCGCGAAGCGCCACGGCTCAGTCGTCATCGCGCGGCTTCAGGCCCTCGCCAGGCTGGAGCAGGTCGATGATGACCGGGGCCATCGGGACGTTGTGCTCGATGGTTTCCTTGGGCTTGCCGTAGGCGTAGTGATACAGCAGGGGCTCGACGGCGCCGGCGGTGCCCTCGCGCAGGCGGGTCTGCAGCGCGGCGATGTAGGCCGGGTCTTCGAGCAGCGCCTGCGAGGCTGCGCGGATTTCGCGCGTGGCCTTGTTCGGGGTGCCCTTCTTCCGGCCACCGGTCTTCGGTGCGCCTTTCGGTCGTCCTCGTGCCATGGAAACTACTCTACAGTAGAAAAGGGGTTTTATTGATAGTGTGGTTTGTTTGACACACTCAGTGTTTCGTCTTGCACTCGGCCAGCAACAGCTCGCGGGTTTCGGTCTCGCTGGTCACGTCTTCGTCCTCGATGAGGTCGAGCAGGGCCATGGCGCAGAGCGCCGACAGGCTCAGGCCGTAGGACGCTGCGATGCGCACGGCCTTGTCGTGTTGGGCGTGGCTGACCCATGCCGTGATGGCTCGGCCCTCGGTGCGGCGGTCAGGCATGGAGATGGGCCCGTGAGAAACACGCGAGGATGCGAGCTCGCGCCACGCCGGTCTTGACGTCCTGCGGCGTCACGGGCACGAAGCGATAGCCTGCGGCGGCGATGGCCGACTGCTTTTCGAAGTCTTTCACCAAGCCGCTGCCGCGCCCATGCTTGCCGCCTGT